TTTGAGGATGAAACTCCAATCAATCCTTTCGATTTCTGGCAAGGTGCAAACTTCAAGTTGAAGATCGTCAAGAAGGATGGTTACTGGAACTATGATAAGTCAGAGTTCGATAAAGTATCTCCTCTACTTGAAGATGATGATGCATTAGAAGCATTATGGAAGAAAGAGTATTCTCTTACTGCTGTCACTGCTGCAGACCAGTTCAAGACATATGATGTTCTTGAGAAGCGTTTGAAGTATGTGTTAGGTCAAGGTCGTCCTCCTGCACGTCGTGTAGATGAGGAACTTGAGAACGAGAGTGATGGTCGTGGTTCATTTAAACCTGACTTCAAGACTCGTAAGGCAGAAGAAGCCGTCGCTGCTGCTCCTGTAGCATCAGCAAGTGCAGATGAAGATGATGCATACAAATACTTTCAAGCGTTAGCAGAAAGTTAATTAATCAAATAGTCTGATATTTTCAGCACGTTTTAAGGATTTACTCACGTATTGAGTAGATCCTTTTTTATATCTCATCATTTTTTCTATATCATCATAAACAATATTCAAATACATTCCTTTAAGTAAAAATATACTCCTTTTATCATCATTTAATTTAGATTCATAATCATAGTTAGTAATTCCTTTTGATACAGGATTGACAGTTACTTGTTGATTACTTACTTGATCAAAGTAACTTACACTTTGTGCTGCACCAACTCTTACACCTTTAGGAAATATTACAACACCTTGACTGTTTGTAACTTCATTGGATTCGTAATGATGTATTCCATTATATAAGGTATCATAGTTATTATTATATTTTTCTAATAGATGTGCATCCCATCCTGCTTGGGGTAGTGGCCATTCTTCGTAGATATTAATAATATTATTAGATAGAAGTACTATCCAATCGTAGGATGAATCTCCGTAAACTTTTTTTGCAACATTATCGGGACGATCATCACCTTGTATACTATATTTCTCAAAGAAAGTTGTTTCCTGAAAAATATCTTCTCTAAGTTTTCCTCTTTTAAAAAGATTTTTAACTGTAGTATAATCTGATATAAGTTTTCCATCATCAGTACGATTAACGTACTCGAAGTCTACTAGTTGTTTGAAGTATGGTCTTGGCATTTTAGTAACCTATGCTATCGTCTGTATGACTCATATCATTATTAAAGACTGGTTCTATTTCTTGGAAACTCATTGACATTTCATAAGAAACCATAGAACTATTTTGATATGTCATGTAACTACCATCGGGTGTATAGTTCATACCAAAGTCAATTAGAACACATGTTTTCATTTTAGGTAGATACTTATGTTTTTTTGATCCTTTATTGAATTGTAGTTTATATATGTTAGGTGCTTTTAGAAATAGATTCTCTGCTACTTTTTGTGGTGCCATAGACTGCTTAAACATTCTAACAATCTTCATTATTTGTACACTTTCTGCTTGATCTCTAGGACTCATTTTCCAAGAGAAACTGAATGATCTTAATGAAGGGCCTTTAAATAAATTTTCCATATTAGGATTCATTACCATCCCTTCTGTTCTTGCTAGGAGATCTGATGCTCCAGTCAATTGTTCAGTAAAGAAATTTTTAAGTGCTGTATCACCACCACCACCTACAAATCCTTCTAATGATTTTTGTGCTTCATCTACAGCACCTTGAGCACCTTCCTTACCAAGGAGTTTTTTAACTGCACCTGATGCTGCTATTTGTGCTGGAGTTTGAGTACCCTGTCCCCATTCAGTTTTGTTTGCATCATTTACTGAAGTAGGAACTGGTAGTGTTACTCCACCTATAATTTTTCCTGGTTCTCTATCTGCAAATGTAAGTCCTGCTACTTTTTTAGGTTCATGTATTACAACATCTATTCGTAAGTTATCCTGTTCTCCATCTCTTAATGATAATGGATAGACAAGATTTCTATCGTAACTTGTTCTTGCATTATCTTGTCCTTTCTCACTACCACTTGGTTCTGGTACTGCTTTTGATGTACTGTTATCAGTATTCCCATCTGAAATGTCTTTGTTTTTAGCACCAGCATATGAATTCAAACTGGATTTTTCTTCTGCAGTTTCTGCAACTTGATCTGCAACAGAATCTATTTGATTATTAGATGCCTTTTTAAATGCGGATGTATTCTTCTTTGCTGTAATAGGCGCATCAGTATTCCAGTCTACACCACCACTGTCATTTCTGGATCCAATAGTCTTTGCACCATTACCATTAGCATCATCATATTGTACTATTTCTGAACTATAATTGCCACGAGGATCTGGACCTGTAACTTTGGTAGCAGTGTATGTGGTTGTACCATTAGTTACAACAGGACTAATTTTGCTTGTTGCTTCTGCCATTAGACAACTGTTTTATCTATTTAGTATGTATTTTGCATAAGGAATGGCCAATAGGTCATCAAGTTCATTCCACTCTACAATATATAACTGTCCTGCAAGTTCATTCCAAGTGTAATTTCTAGTAGCATTCCAATGATAGTTGATTCCTTTAAACCCCCAAGATTTTAATTCTGTGCAAGCAATCAATGGATGTTGGTCGTATTGTTTTCCAGGAGTCTTGGCATTATATACAAAGGTATAGAACTTTCCTACTTCTGGTATGGGTGTCACAGTATCATTGATAGCATCCATTATCATCAACATTAAATCTTCTGGGTCATTTGATGACTCTAGATCTTCTTTAATTTCTTCTATTCGGTTAGCAAACATTACTTGATACCTAGTTCGTCTTCTGTGATGATTTTAAATTCAATACGATTGTCCTTACAGAATTCAGATGCTGCTCTCCACTTTGCTTGATTAACAGCATAGGTTTGACACTCATAGATATATGATTTGGTTACTCTCTTTCTTTTCTTTGGTGGAAGAGTTTGTTTCTTTGGTTTTACTTCAACCACATATGTTTTAATTCTATTACTACTTTCCTTTACTTTGATTAGAAAGTCTGGATAGTACTTATGAATACGATTATCTTTAGGAGAAACGTATGGTATATTAATTTCTTCTGATGCCCAAGAGATTACACTCTCCTTTTTATCAGCCCACTGACAGAATTTTCTTTCCCAACTACTTCTACATATAATATTGTTGGGATTGCCTTGATATTTCTTCGGATTTACTGGTTTGTACCGACTCTTAATACTTTCTGCCATTAACTTGCATACATAATATATAAGGTCAAAAAGTATTTATCAAATGGCATCCGTTGCTCCTAGTACTAAAGGTGTAAGTAGTATTAAATCCCTTATATTAAATCCTGCACTCACTTCACATTATCAAGTTACTATTGCACCTCCTTTTAATGATGATGGGTTTAATGATTTTTTGGGAGATGTTGGTGCATCATATTATCCTAATCAAGAAAGGTTAAATCTTTCGTGTTGTGAGGCCCAACTTCCAGGTTCTCAATTAGCAACGACTGAACTTTTAAATGATTTTCCTGGAGTTAGTGAAAGACATGTATATAGAAGACAGTTTGATGATCGTATTGATTTAAACTTTTATTGTGATGCAGAACAGTATCTACCTATTAGATTTTTTGAAGCATGGATGAATTATATTACTAATACGGGCGATGGTATTGAGAAAGAAAATTATTCTTATAGAATGAAGTTTCCTAATACTTATAAAGGCCCTTTAGAAGTTACTAAATTTGAAAAGAATATAGAATCAAAGAAGGCAGTAAAACCACTTACATATAAGTTTGTGAATTGTTTTCCACTAGCAATTTCTTCTATGCCAGTGACATATGATGGTTCTGATTTATTGAAGTGTAATGTTTCGTTTGCATATAGTAGATATTATATTGACGAAGGTACTAGTGTAGCATCATTCGTAAATCCATCTGCACAAGCAAATTATAATAATGTTGCTAATGGATTTCCTATAGGTGGTGTACCTAAATTACCTTCCATGAAGTCTGGTAATTGGGGTGCTAATGATTTACTACGTTCAATTCAGTCTGGATTTGCCTAACTAAATAAAATACACTGAAATCTTTATTAAAATATTATGCCATTACCAAAGATTGCTACGCCAACTTATGAACTTGAGTTGCCATCAACAGGAAAAACTGTTCAGTACAGACCATTCCTAGTTAAAGAAGAGAAACTTCTTGTCCTTGCATTAGAAAGTGAGGATACCAAACAGATTACTAGTGCTATTAAGGCAGTTATTAAAGCATGTATTAAAACAAGGGGTGTTAAAGTAGAAGCACTTCCTACATTTGATATTGAATATCTGTTCCTTAATATTAGAGGTAAGTCTGTAGGAGAGGATCTTGATGTTAATATTGTTTGTCCAGATGATAAGGAGACAGAAGTAAAAGTTAATATTAATCTAGATGATATTAAATGTATAAAGAATCCAGATCATATCAATAAGATTAAACTTGATGAAACTCTTATGATGGAAATGAAGTATCCATCTTTGGATGAGTTCATTAAGTCTAACTTTGATTTAGAAGAGAAGAATCAGATGGATCAATCATTTGATTTGATAGCACGATGTATTGATAAAATTTATAGTGAAGAAGAAGTTTGGGCATCAGAAGATTGTACGAAGAAGGAGATGAGTGAGTTCCTTGAGTCGATGAATTCTACACAATTCAAAGAGATTGAAACTTTCTTTGAGACAATGCCTAAATTATCTCATACTCTTAAGGTAACTAATCCAAAGACTAATGTTGAAAGTGAGGTGGTATTGGAGGGTCTAGCGTCTTTTTTCGCCTAGGCATGGTTCATATGAACCTTGAGAATTATTATCGTCTCAATTTTGCCTTGATGCAGTACCATAAATATTCATTAACAGAAATTGAAAACATGATCCCGTGGGAACGGGACATATATGTGGGTCTTCTTCAACAACATCTTGAAGAAGAAAGATTAAAACAAGAGCAACAAGCAAGAAAGAGCTAATGCCAAAAGGAAAACCCAATTCATATGCAGGAGGAGGCTTTATAAAGTCTATGAGGTCTGCTCATGACCCTCATTTTAAATTAGAGGGTAGGGTTGAGCGTATTGAGAAGGAGATACCTCTTGCTCTTAATGAATTACATAAGACATTAAGTAAGTCCTTTGGAATGCAACGGAAGGCATTAATGCGTCTGGTTGCTCTTGAGAAAAAAGTTGATAGTATTCCAAGAGGAGTAACTACAATTAAGGGACAGAAGGGTGATACGGGAAAGGCAGGTAAGAGTGGTAGTGGTAGGAGACGTAGAATAGGGTGGGGTGGAAAACCAAAAGTCACAACAGGATCAGGTGTTGATGGTACTTCAGGTTCTTCAGGAATTGATGGTACTTCAGGTTCTTCAGGAATTGATGGTACTTCAGGTTCTTCAGGAATTGATGGTGCTGGATCCGATGGAATGGGTGGTGCTTCTGGTTCCGATGGAATGGGTGGTGCTTCTGGTTCCGATGGAATGGGTGGTGCTTCTGGTTCTTCAGGAATTGATGGTGCTTCTGCGGTAGATATTGATAAGGCATTAGATGGTATAGATGGTGCTTCGGGTGCTGGTGGAGCAGATGGTTCTGGTGGTGCTGGTGGTGCTGGTGGAGCAGATGGTCTTGGTGGATCAGGTGGAGCAGATGGTCTTGGTGGTGCTGGTGGTGCTGGTGGAGCAGGTGGTGCTGCTGGTTCTTCAGGTGCTGCTGGATCGGATGGTGAAAAGAGGATTCATAAAACGATTAGTAAACTTACTGGTCATACAATCAGTATCCTTAAAAGGATTAATACCCTAAGAAAAAACGTACAAGCTAATTCAAAGAAGATAACCGTATTAAAGAATATAATTAAGACACAGAAGTCAGACCTAGGAAAAAATCTTAAGAGTTTAGATCCTGTTAGTAGTCCATTGAATGCAAGTATACAGACTATTACTGATTCTATTACTTCTATTCATCAGACACTATTAGAACAGCAAGATTTGGATAAGGAAAAGTCTGCTGATGCAGGACAAGATGATGAACAAGATTCGAGAGATTCTAAAGAGAAAGGTAGAGAGGCAGAGAAGGAGGGTGGAGCTCTTCAAAAGACAGGTCAGAAAATGCTTAAACCTGTCCAAGGGGCCTTTGATAAGATTAAGGAGTGGTTGATTAAACTCTTTGCTGCTAAAGCAATAATGATGTTTATGGATTGGTTTAGTGACCCTGCCAATGCTAAAAAGGTTTCTAGTATTTTTAGGTTCATTAAGGATTGGTGGCCTGCAATAGTAACTGGTCTATTATTATTTGCAGGGTCTATGTTAGGACCGACGGGAATTTTTATAGGAGTAGCAGCATTAGTAGTAGGGTTTATCCCCAAGATTATAAATGCTATAAAATCTGTCTTTGGATTAGGTAAGGATGTTAATAAGGAAGCACAAAAGGGTGAGAAAGATGCATCGAAAGCAGAAGCACTTGCGGATAAACAGGATAAGGGAACTGCGGGTGATGATTTAAAACCAGAAGATGATCCAAAAGATGCACCCGAACCTGGAACACAGGAAACTCCTGGAGACAAGGCTCCTTTGAAGATGAATAAGGGTGGTGAAGTTCCTGGTTCAGGTGATAAGGATACAGTTCCTGCAATGCTAACTCCTGGTGAGTTTGTTATGTCCAAGGGTGCTGTAGAAGAGTATGGTGTTAATACTTTAGAAGGTATGAATGCTGCAGCAGGTGGTACAAATATTCCAACGTTGCAGAGGGGAGAATCTGGAGGTGGTGGTACATCTGGTACTGGTTTGTTGCCTCGTTATGCTGGTGGAGGTAGTGCAGATAAATCTCATTTGGGACAGGAAGGATATAGAATGGGTCAAGTGAGACCAGAAATGATGGTTTATAGTAATGAAAAATTCGAATCTACTTACAAAACAAAAGGTGGTGAGGTAATAGAGGATAAAGAAGATTATAAAGAAATTAGTGGTTCTATTGCTGTTGAAGATTTGATGGCAAATCAGAAGCAACTTATGGGTCAGATTAATAAGGTTGAGGGTTTTGAAAATGCTAGTATTATTGATGTCATAGAACGTGTGAATGATAGGGGACGACTTGTGGGTATGCCAGATGAACAACTTTATCCTATTCTTAATGCTAGTGATGCATGGAAAGCAACAGATGCAAAAAGAGATGAAGGAATTAGAATGGATCAAGAGGCTGGAACTCAATTTTTAAATCCAATAGAGACTGCGAAAGCAGTTGGATTGAATGGTGGTGGTTTAGTTCCAGGATATGCTGGTGGTGGTTTAATTAATAAATTGCCTCAAGTTAGAGCAGCGAAATGGTTAGGTGGAAAGGCAAAAGGTGCATTTAATGCTATAAGGAATAAGATATCATTAGCATCCAATCAAAGGGGAACATCAACTCCAGGTGCTCCAGTTAAACCATCAACAATGATTTCTTATGCAAAGAAAGCAATGGCAAGTGGTGGATCACCATTGGGTTCTTCAAGTGCTGGTGGTGAGGTTCCTGATTTTGATGCTGGTGCAAAGGTATCTCCACATAAGGTAAAGGTATTGGGGATTAGTAGATAATGGCAAAAATAGATACCAAAAAACTTTTACCCAATGCTTCTAAAGAAGACAAACTTTCATCAAAGTCTGTTGAGAATCTTAGTATTGTTGCGTCAAAATTAATTGATATTAATACTATTATGAAGGGAAGTCTTCTATTGGAGGAACTTCAAAAGAAGAAGGAAAGGAAAGCAAAACAAAAGAAGAAAAGAAATTTAAAAGAGAAAGCAAGAGAATCGTTAAAAAATATGGGTAAGGGGATAAAGGATAAGGCAAAGAAGGTTGGTGGTAGCATGATGGATTGGTTGAATAAACTTATCTTTGGTGTGATATTGATAAGTTTATTTAAAATGAAGGATGTTATAACGCCAATCCTTCCTGTGCTTGCAACGGCATTTGATGGTCTCGTAATGATTACGGGATGGGTCTTTAATTTTGCATCGACATTAATTCATTGGGGATATATGTTTTATGATTCAGTGAGGGGATTTGTAAAAAATATCTTTGGTGAGGGTGGATTAAAAGTCTTTGATAATTTGATGGGTCTTTTGAATACCTTTATGAATGCGGCCCTTATGGGAGTAATGGCCTTACTGAAGTTCAAATGGTTACGTAATTTTGCTAAAAATATTGCGAAAAGAATTGGTAAACTTTTAATGAGAATTCCTGGTGTTAAGCAAGTAGTAGGGAATATAGCAAGGTTTGGTAGGAAGGCAGGGATTTTAGGTAAAAAATTAATAGGAAGAACTGGTAGAAAATTACTTAAAAGTATAGGACAAAAAGGATTAAAGAATACAGTAACAGGAGGGTTAAAGAAGGTAGCAACGAAAGGAGCACAAAAGATTGGTGGATTTGCTCTAAAGTTATTTGGTAAGGCAGCAAAGGTTATTGCTCCTGGATTTAAGGCAGCTAAACCATTTGTTTCAAAATTCTTTGGAAGGGTTCCTATTGTTGGTCCTCTTGTTGTTGGAATTGTATCTTTACTTTCGGGAGAAGGTGCAGGAAAAGCGATCTTTAAAATGGTTGGTGCAGCACTAGGTGGTTTCCTTGGTGGTGCTCTTGCTGCTGGTGTGACTACTGCAACTGCGGGTATTGGTGTATTAGTAGCACCTGCTATGACAATGCTTGGAGAATTGATTGGTGTCTTTGTGGGTGATATGCTTTATGATTTGTTATTTGGTGGTGGATTGTCTGCTATTATGGGCAAGTTGAAGAAGTTGGTTGGTGATGTATTTCAGAAAGCAATGAATATTGGTGGAGCAATAGTTGATTTTATTAAGAATGGGTTTACAAATTTCATTAAAGATTTTCCAACAATACCCATACCAGATCTTAAACCAGGTGCTATACTTGCAAGCATAATAGAGAAGGTTCCTTTTGGTAAGAGGATACTTGGTTTAGGAGTTCCGTTTACGGATTGGACTGTTAAAGGTATGCTGAATAGTCTTCCAGGATTGCAGGAGTTTTTAGGGTTCTTTGCTCAATCAGTTCCTGGTCTTAGTAATTATGTTGAAGATGGTAAGTTAAAGAGGATTCCTAATCTGTTAATGTTAACCCCTATGGGTATGCCTTTCCTTATTCCTCATTTGAAAAATTCATTCTTTGGTGCTAAAGATGCAGTTGGAGATGGTCCTAAAGGTGAATCTAAAGGGGGTTCAGGAGAAGTAGTAGGTAAGACCAAAGCAGAAAAGAAAGCAGAGAAGAAGGAAGAACTGAAGAAAAAAATTGGTGCAGTTAAAGATAAAATTGGTGGGTTCTTTGGTAAGATTGGAAAGGGTCTTAAGAATATAGGTAAAAAAGTTATAGCGAAACATCCTGCAGTGATTGCTGCGAAGGCTGCATCTAATCTTGGTAAGAAAATAAGTTCCTATCCATCTTATGATGAGAGGTCAGCAGAGACTGCATTGATTCCTCTTCCTCCTATGGTTCTACCTGTAGGTGGAGAAAGTGGTGGAGAAAGTGGTGGTGGTGGATCATCAGGAGAAGATCCTTTTGAGGCATTCTATGCTCACTCTGGTGGACTTGTTTAAATAGAAATAAGAGGTAATAAAAATGGCAAAAACAGCAACATCATCTTCTAGTACTAGACCAACAAAAGGACCGACCAAGGCTGATATAACGGCTAATGAGAGTGGTACAACGGTTCAGTTAACTGGTGGTTTTGTTCAGTTAATGTATTATGAAAGCATACTTCAAGATTCTGTAAAGGCAGATTATATTTTTGCGGATGCAGGTAATACTATTAATGAGATGTCTGCTATGCAAGGACTTCCTATAGTAGGAACAGAAGATTTTGAATTGATTTTTGAAGATAATCAAGAAGAGAAACTTGAGTTTACTTCAGCAAATAAGAATGTTTTTATTGTTAATAAGGTAACACCAAGAATGGTTGATACTGGAAAGCAAATTGTTACGTTAAGTTTAGTTAGTGAAGAGTTTATCCGAAATGAAGAAGGTGGATCTCGTATTAATGTAAGAATGGATGGAAAACTTTCTGACCATATTAAGAATATATTAGAGAACTTTTTAATTACAGAGAAAGATACTACTGATATAGAACCGACTGCTAACAATTATAATTTTGTTGGTAATAATAAGAAACCATACTACACTATGAATTGGTTGTCGAAGTTTGGTGTTCCTGAAAAGGATGGTGAGTCTGGGAAGAGTGCTGGATATTTTTTCTGGGAAACATCAGATGGGTTTCATTTCAAATCTATCGATGCAATGTTTGCACAAAAACCAAAGAAAAAATTTCTTTTTTCTTCATCTCCAGATGGAGTGGGAGTTCCTCCAGGATACGATGGAAAGATATTGAAACAGGAAACTGATAATCGTATTGACTATCAGAATAAAATTAGGATGGGAGCATATGGAACCAAGTTAGTAGTCTTTAATCCTTTTGATTGTTTTTATGAAGTTGTTCCCCAAACTGCAGAAGAAACTGAAGGGGGAACAACAGGTGGAGGTGAAGCACTTCCAGTATTTAATAAGAAATTTAAAAACCCAAGTGCGGAACAGAACTTTACACGTACAACATTTATGTTAATTGATACGGGAACTCTTCCATCAGGTGATAGTAAAGAGCAGGTTGATAAAAATGAAGAACCTAATTTTGAGGCACAGACCGTACTTAATCAGGGGATTCGTAGATACAATCAGTTGTTTTCTCAACAGATCTCTATTACTATTGGTGGAGACTTTACTTTACATGCAGGAGATGCTATCTATGTTGATTTGCCATCAAATAAGTCTACAACGGATAGTGAAGTTGACAAAGAAGCGGGTGGTAAATATATTATAGCTGATCTTTGTCATTATGTTTCGACCAAGGATACCTATACCAAAATGAATTTGGTCAGGGATTCCTTTGGTAGAGTGGCAGAATCATCATCAACTTAATAAATAACAAGGAGATTTCTAAAATCTATTATGACTACTAAAATACCAACCCACGATTTAGACCATGAATCTTACATTGATCCAAAGGATCATAAAGAACATGTTAATCATGGCATGATTGAATATAGTGAAGCAGATTTGGAGATGCATAATGATGCTTTCCATGATCATGATGAGAATGAAGAAAATCCTGGTGGTGCTAAAATAAATGACTGGCACACACGACATGAGGATCAGCATTTAGAAGTTTATTGTGACAATCATCCAGATTCATTGGAGTGTAGAGTCTACGACGATTAAACATGGAAGGTAATTTATTTAATTCAGGATTTCTAGGATCCAAATTTCTATGGTGGATCGGTCAAGTGGCTGATGATAGAACTTGGCGTGATAATCAAAACCCTAAAAAAGTTGAGGATCCTAAAGAAGAAACTCCTGCATGGGGATACAGATATAAAGTAAGGATCATGGGTCTGCATGACAAAGAGGAATCCTCAATAGCATCAGACTCTCTTCCTTGGGCTCAAGTAATGTACTCTGTCTGGGGTGGTGGTCTTGCAGGTTCACGTCAGACTCCTGGTATTAGACAGGGAATGTTTGTCTTTGGTTTCTTTTTAGATGGTGCAGACCAACAAGTCCCTGTCATCATGGGAATCTTGGGTGCAAATTCCAAGACAGTAGTTAAAGATTTAAAGACAGGAATAAGTGGTGGTGAAAACTTTGTACCACAGAGTGGTTGGGCGAATGCTGATAAGGATGAGTGTAAGATAGTTCCTGATGAACAGATTGCAACTAAAGAACCATCATCTGTAGGTACAATTGAATCATCAGATAGTGCAGGGGGCCGTCAGAGAACTGCACAAGATAATAAAACAAAAGATGTATTAGAAAGAAAACATGCACTGGCATGTCCAGATCCATTACATCAATCTGATACAAAGAATCTTCAGACACAGGTTGAAGAGTTAAGTAAGAAGATAGAAGCACGTCAAAGACAAGAAGAAGACTATGCGAGTGCAGTTTCTTCAGGATTGCCAACTCTTGCTGTGAGTAATGATATTCAGAAGATGATTGATGATGCTGCTGCTGAGATGTCTGGACCTATGAAGGGTATTATGAATATGGTACAGCAGAAAACTATAGATGAACATAATTTAAAGACGTTACCGTTGCTTATCTTGGCTGTACCTGCCTTTAAGAATATATTATTAACAACAAACATTGCAGTACTACAGGATATAAGTTGTACATTTAATGATCTTAATAAAGGATTGGCAGGAATGATTGCTGGTGCATTGGCAAGTGCATTCGCAAGGAAAGCAAAGCAATCACAGACACAAGCAGTTCAATCTGCTAATGCAAAAGAAGGAAAGGGTACTAGTGGTGACACTGGAACTGGTACTGGTGGTGCTAGTGGTGCTGGTCTTCCTGCTGGAGTTGGTGGTGGTGCTGCTGGTACTATACCATATCAATCAACTCTTCCAGATGATGTGTCTCAAGGTATACAACTCCCATCACCTGCACCAAAAGGATACTATCAACCAAATCCTATATGCTCTACGGAAGAACTGTTAGGTGAAGTATTAGGTTCTTCTATCAATAAAATTACACAATCATTTGGTAAAGCTAATGATAATATGGTTGCTGCTGCTAATGATGGTACGAATCCAGATACTAATACTGTAGCTGGGTCTGCGGGAACTAGATCAATTGATATGTCTATTAGTGAACGTAATGTTACTGCTTCATTAAAGAAGGGTGCTCTCGTTTCTGGTATAGCAACAGCATTTGCTTCTGCTGCTGGAGTTGATAAGAATGTTATTGGTAGAGTGACTAGAGCATTTGAGCAGGGTCAATATGCTTATGGATTAGAAACAATGTCAGTTCTTGCTGGTGTAGTTGGTAGTGATGCAGGTAGAAAAAAATTCTTAAGTAGGATAATGGATCAAATTGCTAGTGGTGATATAATGGGAGGTTTTTCAGAGTCTGCTAATCTATTTGGTATACCTGTAAGTTTAATGGCAGGAATGGGTGCTGGTTTTGCTGCTATTAAATCTGGTGACATGGGTGCTCTTACTGGTGCTCTTCAAAGTTTAGGTGGATTGGATCCAGCTATTCTAGGTTCAGTTGCAGGGATGGCAGACAGTGGTAGTTTAATTGGTGGACTCTCTTCAATGGGTGGAATATCAGTTGACATTGCAGAGTCAATGAACTTTGTGCAATCAATTACACAAATGTTTGATTGCGATCCTGAATTTGAATGTTCTCCAAACGATGAGCACACATTAGGTGAAGGTGGTGGTGGTGCCAAGGATGAACCAAACTGTGCAGCAATTGCAGAGGCTGCTGACAATGCAAAAGAGAAACCACCTGAACCAGAGTACGAAGAAGTTCCTATCTACAATGCTCGTGGAAGAAAAATTGGTGTTCGTAAAGTATTAAAAGGATAGTATTATGGCAGTTTCATCTAAAAACATACACGTAGGGTGGATTGACAACACTGGTACTTATGTTAAACATAAGACAGTTGAGGATGCCAATGAGTATGAAGTAAAAAATGCAGGTACACAATTTATTTTTGTTGATGGTGATAGGAAAGTTCATTTCTTAACCATAGAGGAAGTTAATAAACTTACTGTCCGTGATCTATTGAGAAAGGATCCTTGTGTTACAAGACAACTACCATGTCCACCACCCACACTTAACTTCTTTGGTGGTAGAGGAATAGGTGCAGCAGGTAATCCAATTGTAGATAGTCAAGGTCGTATTCTTGCAGTTGATATGGTAAATGGTGGTGTTGGATATAAAGGTGCTCCTGAAATAAAAGTATTTGATCCTTGTAAGACAGGAAAGGGTGCTGTTCTTAAGGCAGATGTGAAAGATGGTCAAGTGGGAGGAGTAACTGTTGTTGATAGTGGTTTTGGTTATCTTCCTGCACCAGCAGGTTCTCCGCAGTATCCTGCACTTCTACAACTTACTGATGTTATCGTTACTAATGGTGGTTTCAATTATGATTGTTCTAAAGATAAGTTGACAATTGAACCACAAAATGGTACAGTTTTATCGTTAGTATGCGGTCCTTTTGGTAAAGTAAAAGGAGTTAAGGTTGAAAAGGGAGGAAATTTTACAGACCTTCCAAGGATAACGTTGCCAAGTGATACGGGTTTAAATGCACGGTTTAGTCCTGTCTTTGATATCATTCGTGATCCTCTTGTTCCACAAGTAGCACCACTTGAAGATGTTGTTCAGGTATATGATACAGTTGGTCTAGATATTAATGGATATGTTGATGGTAAAGCATACTATGGAAATGTTTACTTTGAAGGTGGAGTTAAGTATGCGGGTAGTGGAAGAAGTGGATCTGTGGTCAGGGTCTATGATACTATTCAAGACAGCGTAACTGGGAGTACTAACTGATGGCAGAAAAGAGTAACTTTTGGGCTCAAGAAATAGGAACCCAAAATGGAGTTATTAAATTTGGAGCAATGAGTCCTGATGGGGATGTCACTGCCAGTGTTCAGATAGTTGGTGTAGATGGAAGACATTTCATCACTATGGAGGAAGACGGAAACCGTAGATACTGGACAACCATGAATGCTCCTGGTGCGTTTCAGATTAATGCAGGTGAAGATCTTGCTGTTAATAATCCAGATGCTGAAGGACGTAAGAATAAGGTTAATCAAAA